ATCGGGACATCTACATCTTTCCGGCGGGCATTCCGTTGATTTTGCCGGAGATCCGGCAGGGCGCAGAAAGTTCGCTTCCGCCCTGGAAGCGAAATAAATAAAAGCCGCCCCGAAAATCCGGGGCGGTGGGTCAAGAAATTATTTTTCTTTGGCAATATCCGCACGAATCAGCTTTTTGATATAGCCGGCTTTGTTTGGGACACTGCCCAATTTTTCAATGATATCCTGTTCGGTATTCTTCATCAGACGAATGTTGATGTTTATCGTATGTGCTTTATGATACCGCTCCTGGGGCGTTTCTTTCCTCGCTTCCACACAGTCCACTCCTACAAATGGAGGCGGGGCGGCGTCCCCGCCCTCCATCGCTGTTATTGCGCCGCTCCGGCTATATAGGAATCGATAATCTTATTCAATTCCTCGACCGTATACGTTTTGTCGGGGTCTGCTTCCAGGATTTTTTTCAGGTCGTACATGGTAGCCTTTTGAATCATTAGGATTTCCTTCTCTGTTGGCATGGTATGCCCCCCTTTCTTTTGATATTTTTATATTACCATATGTGCCGCACTACGTCAATAGACTTTCCTATATTTTTTTAAGAAGAAAGAATGTGCATTTATGAGCGACGCAAATCTATCCCGGCGTACAAAAGTGAAGACCGTCTTTGGCGGTACAGATATTACGGAAGACATCATGCCCTATTTCCTCTCCCTGACCTGCACGGACAACGAGGAAGGCGAAGCGGATGATCTGCAAATCCAGATTCAGGACCGGGACGGCCTCTGGATGGAAAATTGGCTGGCGGAAGCGGTGGAGGCCGCCTCTGCGGCCACTCTGAAGATCAACGCGGAAATCATCCGCCGGAACTGGCACGGCGACGGGAAGGACGATGTTTTCCCTTGCGGCGAATTCGAGCTGGACAGCGTGGACGCTTCCGGCCCGCCCTCCGTTGTGACAATCAAGGCTACGGCCCTCCCGTTCAGCTCCCAGATCCGCCAGACGCGGAAATCCCGCGCCTGGGAGTCTTACCGACTCTCCGGCATTGCCCGGGAGATGGCGGCGGCCAACGGGATGCAGTGCTTATACGAAGCAGCCGCGGACCCCTTTTACAAGCGGCTGGAACAGCTGAAAACCAGCGATATCCAATTCCTTTCCAAGCTCTGCAAAGACGCCGGGATTTCACTCAAGGCCACGGACGGCCTGCTGGTTTTGTTTGACCAGACCATTTACGAGAAAAAAGAACCGGCCCTGATGCTTTGCAGGGGCGGAGGGGCTTACAGCAAATACAAGCTCGCTTCCGGCGCGGCGGGCACGCAGTACGCCTCCTGCCGGGTGCGGTATGTTGATCCTGCCTCGGGGGCGCGCATAGAGGGCATTGCCAAGACGGACGATTACAACGAGGATGCAAAGAACAACCAGCAGCTGGAGGTGTTTGCAAAGGTATCCAGCGTGGGCGAGGCGAAGGCCCTGGCGGAAAAGCGGCTGCGCCTGCACAACAAATTTGCCAGGACGGCGGCGTTTACCCTGCCGGGAAATCCGGCCCTGGCCGCAGGCGTTACGGTTCTGTTGGATAAATTCGGCGGCTGGGACGGCAAGTACATTGTCTCCCAGGCAAAGCATACCGTGAAACCTTCCGGCTATACCACGGACATTCAGCTTCGCCGCTGTTTGGAGGGGTATTGATACAAAAAAAGGGGCGGCTTTCGCCGCCCGTCCTATAAATTTAATCTTCCAGCGTCTTTTGCAGATTGTCCAGAATTCTGGCAAACTTTGCCGCTCTTTTCTCCTCGTCTGTTTCTTCCTCCACGGCCTTGAGCGCGTCCAGGATGAAGCGGATAAAGGCTTTGAATTGGCTGTCGGTTTGTCCCGTGGCAAAACGCTCCTTTCTTCGATTGCTTTCATTATACAGGGAATCCGGTCTGCTGGCAAGATATTTTTCAAAAGGAGGCGCGAATGGAACTTGAAACGATTTTAGGAAATCTGGTGCGGATTGGGAAAGTGATGAGCGTAGATGAGGAAAACCGGCTGGCACGAGTGAAGTTTTTGGATACGGAAGTGATCTCCGATTGGCTGTACGTGCTGGCGGCCCGGCCCTACGTCCCCGATTATGACGGTTCTCAGCGGACCGAATTCGAGGAAGGCGGCGGCGGGGCGGCGGCATATGCCCGCCATAAGCATAACCTGGAAATCAAGCCCTGGCTGCCGGAGATAGACGCTGAGGTCCTATGTCTGTATATCCCGGTTTTCAACGCAGACGGGTTCATTTTGGGCGAGATCGGGGCGTTGGGAACGCTGAAGCAGATGAAATAAGGGGGGGCTGATCATGGCAAATATCGGCTGTCTGGGCGAGGTGCCCTTCCTCGTTTCGGAGGAAGTTACCCGGACTTTGAGCAGATTTCAATGGTCCGGCTCTGCCCGGTACGGCGTCCACCAGCGTCACGCCGGGAACGCCCTCACGGAATTTACCGGCCTGGACCCAGACCAGATTTCCTTTGAGATCACCGTTTCCCGGGAGCTGGGCACGGAACCGATGGACGAAATCTGGCGGCTGTGGCGGTATGAGCGGAACGGCGTAACCCTGCCGCTGACCATCGGAGAGCACGCTTATGGCCGCTACCGCTGGACCATCGTCAGCCATACCGTGAAAGACCCCTGCCACGACCGGGACGGCAATATCCATCATGCGGTGATCTCCCTGAAATTACAGGAATATTTGAGGAAGTGAGTGTATGCGCTACAAAGTTTCCGCCCTGGAATCCCTGCGGCTGGAAAAGCCGGAGAGCGTTCAGGCCGTTTTACGGAACATCGCGGTTTTGCTGGCCACGCGGAAGGGCAGCGTCCCGCTCTACCGGGACTTCGGCATTTCCTGGGATATGCTGGATAAGCCTCTCCCAGTGGCCCGCTCCATGCTGATCTCAGAGATCCGGGAGGCCATTGAACGCTGGGAGCCGCGGGCAACCTTTATTGGCGTGGAATTTGACCAGGACCCTGCCCAGCCGGGAACCCTGCTTCCAATTGTTGAGGTGGAAATCAATGGCGAGGAATTCTGAATATCAATTTATCCCCACGGACACGGACGCCGTGACGGCGCTGGTGACAACCGTCTATGAGCGGCTCACCGGCGCCACGGTCCGCCCTGCCAGTCCGGAGCGGCTGTTTATCCAATGGATTTCCAGCATTCTGGTCCAGGAGCGGGCGCTGGCCAACTACGCCGCCAACCAGAACATCCCCAGCCGGGCGGAGGGGAAAAACCTGGATGCCCTGGCGGAGCTGACCAACTGCCGCCCGCGTCCGGAGGCGGAACCCGCCGTCTGCACCGTCCGCTTTTCCATTTCCCAGGCGCAGGATGCGGCCATCCTCATTCCTGCCGGGACGCGGGTGACGGACACCAGCGGCAGTCTTGTCTGGGCCACCCAGGCCGACGCCTGCGTTGGCATCGGGGACACGTTTGCTGACGTTCCCGTCCGCTGCATGACTCCCGGGACGGTGGGCAACGGCTACGCGCCGGGGCAAATCGGGACCATCGTCGATCTGTATGACTATTATTCCGGCTGCGGGAACATCACGGAGTCCGGCGGCGGGGCCGACCGGGCCACCGACGAAGAATATTACCAGCTGATGCGGGCCTCCATGGATTCGTACAGCTGCGCCGGGTCCAGAGGCGGCTACGTCTATTTTGCAAAACAGGTTTCCACGGAGATTGCCGACGTGATCGCCGCGTCCCCCACGCCCGGCGTGGTGAAGCTGTACGTGCTCATGGAGGGCGGGGAATTGGCGGGCGAGGAGGTGAAGCGGGCGGTCCTGGCGGCGTGCAGCGCGGACGACGTGCGGCCTCTCACCGATCAGGTCTTTGTGGAGGACGCGCAGACCGTTCCTTATAACATCCGCCTTACTTACTACACCCAGACCGGAACCGCCCAAAGCGGTACGGAGATTGCCGCGGCGGTTCAGGAGGCGGTGGAGCAATACGCCGCCTGGCAGTCCGCGCGCCTGGGCCGGGACATCAACCCCTCTTACCTCACCGGCCTGCTCATGCAGACGGGCATTAAGCGGGTGGATCTGGCAGAGCCGGTATTCACCGTTTTGAAAGACGGAAGCGGAAAGGATGTCCCGCAGGTGGCGAAACTGGAAACGACGGCGGTTACGAACGGAGGGTTTGAGGATGAATGACCATGGGCTGACGGCGGAAAACCTGCTCTCCACCCTGCCGTCCGCCTTGCGGGAAGATGCTTCCGTCTCCGCGCTGGCGGAGGCCGCGGCGGAACTGCTGGCGGCGCGGCGGGAGGAAACCGGCCGCCTGACCCTCTATCCCGCCATTGAACAGCTGGACGAAGCGGTTTTGGATACGCTCGCCTGGGATTTCAAGGTGGACTGGTGGGACGGAGACTATTCCCTGGAAGAAAAGCGGCGGACGCTGCAAGACTCCTGGAAGGTCCACAAGCTCCTGGGGACCAAGGCCGCCGTCGAAACCGCCATCTCCGCCATCTACCCGGAAACCACGGTGCAGGAGTGGTTTGACTACGGCGGCAAGCCCTATCATTTTCGGGTAAACGTCAACATTTCAAACGAAGGGCTGGACAAGGCCCGGCTCGCCCAGGTGCTGGGCCGGGTGCGGTTCTACAAAAACTTACGCTCGCACATGGGAGATGTGGAATACGCCGTCCACCCGGAGAAGCCCGCCGTAATCCACGCTGGAACTCATGCCGCCTGCTATGGCATGACCGTCGTTGCCGCGGTGAGAATTCCAAAGGACGTGGATCTTCCCCACGGAACCGCGCCGGTTCATACCGGGACGGCGTTCCAGGCCGCCGGGGCGGTTTTGACCGGCGCAGTTCCCGTCAGCCCGGACCGCCTGCGGGCCGATTATTCGTCCCCCTATCATATGCAGGCCGCCGCGAAAGCCGGGACCGGGCCCGCCGGACTCGCGCAGACAATTTTTGTGGAGGTGAAATCCAATGGCATTATTTGACGAATCCACCATTACCGACAGCGGCGTAGAACTGCTGAACGCACAGCTTGCCGGACAGCGGCTCACCGTCACCAGCGCGTATGCCGGGACGGGCTGCGTGGACAAGGACCTGCTGCACGCCCAGACCGATCTCGTAGACCAGCGGCAGAAAACTGTGTTGGTTTCGCTGGAAAGCTATGAGGACCACAAACGCATCCGCGTTCAGATTTCCAACGCCGGACTTCAGGAGGGCTATAAGCTCCAGCAGCTGCTGATCAACGCCGTTCTGGACAGCGCGGAAAACAGCGAGGAAACGGCCCTGCTCATCATGCAGGACCCCAAAGGCATCGACATGCCGTCGGAGACGGAAAGCCCCGGCTTTGAGCTGGAAATGTACTGCGTTTTGCTGGTGACGAACAAGCTGCAAATCGGCCTGATCGTCGACCCTGCCGGAACGGTGAAGTTTAAGGACCTGAAACGGACTTTGGAGGCCCACAATACAGACGAAACCGCTCATGCCGGGATTCGGGCGGAGCTGGCGGAGGTGCGGGAGACGGCGGAAGCCGCCGGTCACGCCCAGAAGGGAGAGGGCGCGCCGTCCGAAGAAACGGCGGCGCAGACCGGGGACCGGTACTTCGACACGGCGGCAAACGTGGAATACGCCTGCGTGGGCGTCGCAGAGGACGGCAAACCTGTTTGGAAAAGGACCGCTTTCCATGAGGATTTGACGGAAAAGGCGGTGTTCTCATTTGTGGAATCCGATTGGAGAAAGCCGGGTTCCGTGGAGCTGGAAGAAGGGGCGGAGTACGACGGCGCGGAGGGCTATGAGATTGTCATTCCGGCGGCGGTCCACAAGCGCAGGGATGAACATTTCACCTTCTGCACCTTCCATCTGGTGGAAGGCACCTATATGAGCAACACCTGGGCGGCATTCGGCACAGAGGCGCGGTATGAGGCGGATGGAAACAGCATCGTACTTTGGGGCGAAAACCCCTATTCGGGAAAAATCCTCTTTGTGGGGTGAAAGGAAGCGACATTATGAGTACATACGGAAAGCACTGGAAGATTGACGGCCTGATTTCCGGGCCAATCCTGGAAGGACGGGAAAACGGTTCCTACCGGATTCTCTTTGAACGGGAACACGCCTCCCTGGACCAGATCGAGGCCGTCCATTGGGACCATCCTTCTATCCAGCGTCTGCCCGGCTGCCGCGCCGGAAACGGCCTGCCGGAAGGTTATGGTTTCACGCTGGTGGATATCGAGTACCAGCACAGTACCCAGGTTTTCTTCGCAAAGGTCAAAACGGCAAAGCAGTATTTGGGCGATGTAACGGGCTATCAGGCCCAGATTGACGAACTGACGGCGCAGATCAGCGGCCTGAGCGATACGGCCCAGGAGGCGGAGACCCTGAAAAACGACCTGACTTCGGCGTATGTGGAAGGAGTGGAACAGCATGGATAACCTGCATGGTCTGGCGGTGGACGCGATGAAGATGAAGGGCGCGGCAGATGCCGCAGCCCTGGCGGCAAAGGCCGTTTCCGGGGAAGCGGACGGCACGTATCTGATAGACCGCACGGCGGAAATTCCCACCTGGCGGCAGCGGGATTACAGCGGCGTCCCAGTGGGAACGCCCTACAAATGGCAGGGCCGGGTATACAAGCTGTGGCAGCAGCATAACGCCGCGGAACAGCCGGACTGGACGCCGGACCGGGCGGTATCCCTCTGGGACCTCTGCCACACCGCCAACCCTGAAAAAGCCACGGAATACGTCCCGCCCCAGGGGTCCCGCGGCCTGTGGCAGAAGGAGGAATGCTGCGTCCAGGACGGGCATATCTGGCGGAACCTGGAAGCGAACAACGCCTATGGTCCCTCCGAACTGCCGGAACGCTGGGAGGACCTGGGCGAAGCGCCCGGACGCCCGTGATATGGCCTCGATGCAGGAGATGGCGGCGGAATACCGGGCCGCCGCGGCAAAACTCGCCATGCGTATTGCGGAGAAAAAGGCCGCCGGGGCGTCCCGGAAGGAATTGTATCCCCTCCTGGAAGCCCTGGGCGATATCCGGGAGGCGCAGCGGCTGATCAGCGGGTATTACGACCTTCCCCGTTCCGGCCCTCTGGCGGCGGCAGACTGGCGGGCCCGGAGAACGCGGGATGACCATTGACGAACTGCGGGCCCGCAAGCGGGAGCTGCTGGCGCGGAAAAAGTACGAGCTGGAATTGCAGGACCGGGGCGAGGGGGATAATCTGGCCCTGTTTATGGTCAACGAGGAACTGCTGGATCTGAATGCCCAGCTCAAGGCTCTGACGCCCGGGAGGCGCGTGGGCGGTGTGAAAAAGGTTCCTGCCGGCGAAAAGGACTGGGCCCTGGACCGCCGGCAGTTCCTGGACTGGCAGGAAACGGCGCAGTCCTTGAACGACGAAATGGACGAAGGCCGTCAACGCCTTCGCAAAGCCGCCGTGCAGGGCCTGGACCGGCTGACGCCAAAACAGCGGCAGATTTTGACGCTGCATTTGCAGGGTGTTCCGGGAACGGAAATCGCCCAAAAACTGGGCGTTAACAAATCCACGGTCTCCAGAATCTTGCGCCGCGCAAAACGCAAGGTTCGAGCAGATGCGGAGCAGACGGTCACGGGGGCCGGAATCCGGGACGAAAAGGGCCGCGTCGACCTGCTGAACCCGGCGGCGGCCAAAGCCGTCCTCTCGGTCCTGACGCCGAAACAGGCTGTGTATTTCTACCTGTACTTTGCCGAATGGCTGTCGGTCCGGGAGATCGGCGCGCTGACCGGAACGGATTATTCCGCCATCTTCCGCACCATCCGCCGGGCCTTGGAGCGCATTGGCAGGCTGCTGAGCGATGCAGAAACGGTTCTGGAACATCCGGAGGCGTTGGATGAGCTGGCGTATCAAATCTACTGCGAGCTGGAGGACCATCCGGAACGATTGCCGGACAAAATGCCAAGGCTCCAAAAATACAAGCCTCCGGCCGCCGCGCCGCATAAGCCCAGGCCGCCGGAAAAGACGCCGCCTCTGCCCGTCCGCGTCGCCGCGCCCCCAAGAGGGCCGCGGACACCTGGAAAACTGCTGTCTGCACTGCTGGAACGGGTGCAGAACGGGCGGGAGGCACCGTCCCAATATCCGGTCTTTCGTTGGTTGGAGGCGGTTTTTGCCGCTTTTCGGGACAAATTCACGAGGAAACAATGAACAGAAAGGAAGGGAGTGTGCCCATGTTCCTTTTGCAAGCACACAAAAACAGCCTGACGGTTCGCAGCTGGGAGCTGCTGTCCAGCGGATCGGTGAACGAAAACCATGTTCAATTTCAGTTTTCGGAGGACTGGAACGGGTTAAGCCGTACCGCCGTTTTTTCGGCGGGAGAGGTTTCCCGGTCCGTCCTGCTGGCGGAGGATACGATGTGCGCCATTCCCTGGGAAGTGTTGGTCGAACCGCGCCTGCGGCTGTACGTGGGGGTATACGGCGTTGGAGACGGCGGCGAAACGGTTCTGCCGACGGTTTGGGCAGACCTGGGAGAGATTTATCCAGGCGCGGTTCCCGGTCAGGACGCCCAGCCGCCTACGCCGGATTTATGGCAGCAAATCCTGACAAAAACCTCCGACCATCGCTTCTTGTTCCACCGGGACGCGGAGGAACAGCATCCAATCAACGCCATATCCGGCCTTGCCAAACAACTCAGCCGGATTCCCGCGCCTGCGGAGGCGATTACAAATGCAGAATTGGAGGAACTTTTGAAATGAGCAAGTTTCTGGACAGCAACGGCCTTTTGTATCTGTGGGAAAAGATCAAAGCCTATGTTGCCGAACATTCCGGCGGCACGGCGGATTCCGTGGACTGGCAGAACATCCGAAACAAACCGGACCTTGCCCTGAAAAGCGACCTTTCCAGTGTCTACCGCTTCAAGGGCAGCGTGACGAATTATGCTTCCCTGCCGGCGGAAAACAACATGGCGGGCGACGTGTGGAATGTGGAGGCCACCGGCCTGAACTACGCATGGACCGGCGACGCGTGGGACGCTTTAGG